GCGTTGGTCAACATCAGGAAATCGGTTTCTACGCTGGTGTAGCGGGCCTCTGGTTCACCGTTTAGCAGGTATGCGGCGGCGGTGTCAATGCTGGTTTGTTCATGTAGCAGGCTGTTGGTGATGCTGGTGGTCTGAATGAAATATGTGGCAATTGAGGCTAGATCCTCTGCGGTTGCTGTTTTTCCGTCTAGGCCTGTGACCACGGCGCGGTTTACTACCGCGTCCGCTTCGAATGATATGCCTACGCCGTTGTAGGGAATGTTTGTTCCATCGTCATGGAAATCTGCCACACTTGCTGAAAGCGTTGCACCCACGCGATTTTGGAAAGTCAATTTGCCATCGGCGCTCATAAACAGTCGGCCAAATTCTGCGGTGCTATTTATCTGGCTGATGTATTGCAAAACGTTTGTTCCAGCAGGAACGGTGTAGGCGCTGTCGTGCCCCAGGTTCACGGTGCCTGTTGCAATGTCACGGTCAACCAACGGGAAATCAACCTCTGGTAAATCCAGCACCGTTTCAATTCGCGCACCAGACAATTCTGCTGATGGGTTGAATTCGTCTAAATAGGTTTGGGCTAGCAAATAGAATTGGTCAGCGCAATACACCGTGACTGTGTCAATGCCACCTAGCGCAAAGTTGTAGTCATAGTTCACCACATAACCTTTGAACAGGTATTGCGCCACGTTGGTTGTGTCGTATCGAATGAGGCGTACCTCACGCATTGGCGCTAGTCCAGGCTTTGCTTCCGCGGTGTCAAAATAGGGCGAATTTTGATCAAACGGATTGAACACCCCACCCGCCAATGTGTCGTTCAAAGTGAATGACATGGTGCCAGCGCTGAATTGGTCACCAACATCACGCCGTCCGCGCTTGACGCTTACGCCAATACAGCCGTCCATGACGCTGGCAAATTCACCTTCACCGTCCAAAACGTATTGGGTATTGTTCAACACCCCACGCGTGGGATCGTCCAGCGTGAACGCATTGACGGAAAAACCTGTGGCTACTTGTAGGTCATAATTTCCGCTATCAATTACTGCAACGCCTGGCATCACGCCACCTGAATGTTTGCTGGGCCAGCGCTGCGATTGTAAGCACGTATTGCATTGATTACGGCCTGCCCAATTTCGGCGCTAGTGGCTAGCCCTCCTGTGACGTTGACGGTAATGCCACCGCCCATGCCACCCATTTTTGATAATGGGATAACGGCCTCTGGGCCTGCTTCACCGATCATGGCAAGCGTTGGTCCTGTAACAATTCCGCCTTCCGCCAACATAGGAATGTTGGGAACGCTGAAACCTTTACCGCCTAACTCTGGCACCCAAGAGGGAAAACTAAATGACAATTTGCCAATGGTGTTGTTCCACAGGCTTGCGATGCCGTTGAAAATTGATTTGTATATGTTTAGGACAGCGGTGAAATAGGTTTTGATTGCGTCAAAACTGAATTTGACACCTGTGGTTATTGCATCAAATACTGTATCAACGATTTTTCGGACACCATCGAATTTGAAATACAGCGCGGTCAAAATAGCAATCAGGGCAACTACCGCAATGATCACAAGGGTGATTGGGTTAGCCATTAGCGCGGCGTTCAAAAGGAAATTGGCGGCGGCGGCTAATTGTGTGTAGAGGGTATAAACCTTGATTGCTGCGTTTGCCACCAAAATTGCTGCTGCGATGCCACCAATTGCGCCAGCGATAACCAGAAACGTGGTGGTGTTTTCCTGTGCCCATGCACCCATTGCGGTCAGCAACGGCAACACCTTTTCAACAACAGGGATCAATGCCGCGCCAATGTTTTCTTTTGCTTCGGCAATGGCTATTCCAAATCGTTTCATCTGGCCTTCGGCGGTTCCTGCCGCTTCGGCTGTCGCGCCACCAAACGTTCCACCCAGCACGTCCATCACGGTGTTCAGGTCTGCACCTTCTTTGATCAACGCGGCCATCTCTGGTGAGAGCGCTTTCAGGCCTTTCATGTTTCCGCCATAGGCTTTTGCTAGCGCGTCCGAAACTGTTGCCAAATCTTTTCCTGTGGCTGTGGAAATGTCCATTGCCAGGCTTAGGCCTTCCTGTGCCTTGCCAATGTCTTTTGTACCGCGTACCAGGTTCGCTAGGGCAGGCCTCAAATCATCGTCAGCAATACCGCTAGCCAATGACATTTTGCTAATCATGTTTTCGGTTGCTGCAACCTGTGCATCAGTAGCGCTGGCCGAAATGTTTAGGGTGCGCGCCAATTCGACTTGCGCGGCCTCATCTTCCATTGCTGCTTTAGTTGCTGAACCTAATGCAACAGCCAATCCGCCGATGGCGGCGGCAGCAGGCAGGGCAGCCTTTTTGATAGCAAACCCTGCTTTAGCGCCAGCGCCTTCAAGGCTCTGAAATTCCTTTAGGGCTTTGTCTAAACCCTTGCTGTCAAATTCGCTAATGATCGGAATTTTGATTGCCATTACATCACCAGGTTTCTATTGACAGCGTCCATTACGCGTTCCACCAATTCAACCATGTTTTGTTCCACAGCGCCCGCATTGCGGTCATAGGCAGGCCACATGACGCGTGAAGGCAAACCAAACTGCAACGTCAGGGCTGAAATGAAATTGGCACCCTGGGCATTGGATCCACCCTTTTTGCCTGCCATATCAATGATGGCGGCAGCAGGATCTTTTTGAATAATGCTGATAGTGCTGGAATTGCGTTTGCTCACATCTACTTTGACACCAACACCGCGCTGGGCTTTCTGTTGGCTGTACGGGAATTTTTGGTTTCCCCGCTGTGTCCATGCACGTTCCATACCAGACAGCAGGCGCGGTGGGTAACTGGCTTTTGCATCATCAATGGCAGGTTTGGCTAGTTCCTTTGCCTCTTTGTTGATTCTCTTGCGTAAATCGGGGTCAACATTACGCAATTCTTTCAGCGCCTCTTTCAACCCGTAAACCTCAATCTGTGCTGTGGCGCTCATCGTTTTCCCTTGTTTTGCTTATTCAACACAGTAATGACTGTTTGCAAATCTTGGGTGTCAAATTCGATGTGTGGCGGCCACCAGCCGACAGCCACAAGTACTTCGGCTAGTTGGCGGCGGTAGGTGCCGCGTCCGTAGGGTTTGGGTTTGTTTGATCCACCGCTTCAATATCCATGTCTGGGTTTTGTTTCAACCATTCAGACCATGTGGCTGGCATAGTTTCGCCCGCCAATTTGTACAGATGGAATGCCCAGCAAACCATGTCGTTCACGCCGATACCGCGTCCGTCTGACACTTTGCGGTTCTCTGATTTTTCCCATTCGCTAATCACCAACAGGTTTGTGGTTACATCGCGCGGTGGGGTGTTTTCGTTCAGGGTAATACGTAGTTTGATTTTCATTTCAATCCTTCCGTCTGGTTTGGTTTATTGAAATTTAGGCTGTCACGTCAACGCTGTAAATGCCACCTGTAAACGTCAAATCAACTGTTGCCAATTCGCCTAAAGATGAATTGATAACTGGCAGGCTTTCCAAATAGGTGTTTGTCAAAACAAACCCTGGGTTGGTAGCGCTGTCACCTGAACCGTATGCAGGGTTTACCTGTACGGTGCATTTTGTGCCCACCAAATCTTTGAGGCTGGCGTAAGTTTCCGTGGCCGCATATGACATGAACATTGTGACGGTCAATTCGTTGTTCTCTAGTCCGCCTGTGTAGGTGCGTGATCCTGTTCCAAATGCGGTGTCCTCTAGCGCTTCGACTGTGCGCGTCAATGTTGCAGATGTTGCCTGATCAGTTAGATCAACTAGGGATCCAATGGCTGCGCCAATTTGGACTTTTGGATTGCTCAACTGGGTGCTGGTTGCCATGTGGTTTCTACTCCTTAGGTTTGGTTTTTACTTTAGATGGTTTTGATGCCTTGTCGGTGGATTGTCTAATGAACCCACCAGCCAACAGGTGATCCACGTTGCTTTCACCTGGGTCAAATTCGTCACCTGGCGTTCCTATACGTGGGGAAATGATCACATATTTCATGCTGTTTGCGCCTGTTGCATAACGGTCAATTCGTAGCACGGCAACATCACACCGCCAACGTCAAGGGTGGTTGGTCGGCCAGCGGTAACAGATCCAACGCCTGCCAGCACTAACGCGCTTAGGTTCAACAAGTTTCGCATTGCGTCAAGGTTTGATGGCCCCATTGAAATAATTTGTACTGGCCAACTGATTTTGACAATGTTGTAGTTCCAGGCTTCGAATGAGCAGGCACCAATGAACGCGCATGGTGGAACAAGGTTTCGGGGATCTGTTACCACTTGCAAACCTGTGATGGTTTCCAATTTGGTTTTTAGATCGTCCAGCGCCTCATTGAACAGGTCTGTGTATGCAACGGGCATCAGGCCACCTGCGGGCGTGAAATACCTAGCAACTGTTTGATGATTGGGGACAGGCCTGTGGTTGGTGCTGTGCCCATTTCGCTAAATGATGCAAACACATCAATTGATCCGCGTTGACGGTATAACGCGCCACCGTATTGGATTGTCCCCAGCGTCACGTCACCTGATGGGCTGGTGGTCAAACTATCGACATAGCCCGCCTCTTGCCGTCTGCGATAACAGAACGCGTTTGCAGCGCTGGCGCATTGCGTCAAAAACGTGGTGTCCGCTGCGGTAGCGGTTCCAATGCCTAGCCAATCCTCAATGTTTCCTGCCGTGATCCAAGTGCAGACAGGGTTGTATGCAATGGTTCCTGTGGCTGCAACGCGGTCAACATCGCTGGCTATTTTGGCGTAGAGCACCTGATTTTCAATTGGAATATTGAAATCAAATAGCAAATCACCTTCATTGTCCACGCCTGTGAATAGGTATTGGGGCAATGCATAAACGGAATAGGTACCGTTGAACGTTGCATCAACACCTGCCACGGTGATTGACTGGCCAACTGCAATTTCATTTGGGGTTAGTAATTGCAGGACGGCGTAGTTGTCAACCAGGTATTTGTTGGTGACTGTGTATGTAGCCATTGGCGGTTAGGCCGCCTTTCGACTAAGCGACAGTGACGGATTGAACGAAACGTGAGCCTGCGGTTGCGTCTGTTGCGTCCTGAAAGAACGTTGCAAAGTAACCGTAATAAGCAAACGTGCGACCCAACAAATCTGGGTTGTCAACTGACATGATGCCTTTGACCTGTTCGTAGAATTCTACGGCTGGCGCATGAACTACTAGGAAAGTTCCAGCGGCCAAGTTGCCGTCCACCAGAATTTCCAAGCCCATTGGGTTCATTCCTGACCATGATGCAGCGGATCCTGCACCCAAAGTATTCTGACCAATTAGGCCAGGTGCACCAATGGCTGGGAACAAAGGTCGCTTGTCTGCGTCCAACTGACTGCCCAATTTTTGCCATACGTCAACTGAAACCACAAGATGGGTTGCAAACAAGTTGGTGCTGTTGCTGATGTTGTATGCACAACCATAGAGCGCGTTCATCAATCCAGTTGGATCACCAGTTGTTACTGTCCAAGTAAAACCGCTGGTTTGTTTTGCTGCGTTGATTGCAGTGCAAGCCAACGTGTCGGTGGCCTTCATGTATTGCCCAGAAAGGTCTGTGAGAATCGTGTTCATCGCTTCGGGCGATGTCATGTCCATGTCCTGTTGTGAGATAAATACCGATCCAGCGACCGTACTTTTTGTGACCGAATTTGCGCTGAGCGTCATTTTCTGACTTTCAACTTGTCCGCCTTCAG